ATTTGTAATCAAATTTGTTCTGAGCAGTTGGGTGTTGCTGTAAAACCAGAAGGTAGTCCAGCACAATCTGATATGAGAGTGGTATTTCCATTTACAGTATCACCTTTAGAAGCAGCAAATTGGGTAGCTGCAAGATGTACGAATGGTTCTGGTATTCCGTTTTATTTTTATTCTACTATGGTTGACAATGAACTACAACTAAAAGATATTTCTGTTCTTTTGGGACAAGGTGCATTTAATGATGGTGATCCATACATCTTTGCCACAACTGCCAATAAATCACCGGGTTCACCAGAAGACTATGCTATTCTAAGTAAAAAAATCACAAACTATACAATTAACAATAATGAAGATACATTATTAGCAATGGCTAGAAATGTATATGGTGGTTATTACCAATTTGTTGATACATATGAGTATGGTGGTGAAGAAGTTATTTACGACTTGACAAAACCATTAGGCAGTTTACCTAAACCTAATGGTTCTACACTATATAATTATGACCCTGGATTTAGCACGGGAAGAACTTACCATACTGGTCAAAATACATATACTACACAGATTGCAACTAGAAAATTATTTGATGATAAGTTCTCTTTCTTGGAAGAAGAAACTGTAGACAAGCATTTGTATAAAGCACAATCTAGAGCAATCTATTCATTCATGGATCAGCAACCTATTAATATTACTGTTCCCGGCATTTCTTTTGGATTTGATAAACTTGGTAAACAGATGGATATCTATATTCAGAAAGATATCCCAGCAGAAGAAAAGTCTAATCAAGAAACTGTTAGGGATAAGAAAAGGTCAGGTAAATATCTCATTCAAAAAGTCATGTATACTATTTTCCAAAATAGATTGACTGCAACTGTGACAGCAACTAAAACAAGCACTGACCCAAGATTGGGTAGTGAACAACTGAATCAGAATTAAAGATATGGAACTATACAAGGTATTACAGAAAGAGTTTTATGGAGACGATACCCGATGGTTCTTGGGTATTGTTGAAGATAATAAAAATGACCCTGAAAAACTTGGTAGAGTCAGGGTTAGAGTTTATGGTGCGCACAATCCATATCTTACTGAAGTTCCTACAGAGTTACTACCGTGGGCTTCTGTTCTAGTCCCTGCTACATATGGGGGTGTTTCTGGTGTCGGTAGAAGTCCTACAGGTATTGAACAAGGTTCATGGGTCTTTGGTATTTTCTTAGATGGTAAACATTCTCAAAATCCATTAGTTATTGGAACTATAGGTAAGATAGAACAAGCGCCAGGTGAAGATATTAAACCAGAAGCAAAAATTACACCGGCTGCAATTAGCACGTCTCTTGGTGGTGCTGGAGACACTGTAAATGCTACTAATGTTGGTGGCACAATTATCGCAAACTCTTCTCAAGGTCAGACTGTATTTCAGGCAGCTAAACAAGAAGGGTTTTCAACAGTAACAGCGGCAGCAGTAGCAGCTGCGAGTTATGCACCGTAAGGAGTTATCATGGCACTTATTGTACCCGGATTAGGTCAAACTGTAACTACAGTTGGAACAGATGTAACACCAAAACCAGACCCTACAAGAGTGGCAGGTGGGCAAACTGGTGATGATGTAACATTTGGTGTTTTTAAGTTTCGTGGCACAACAAAACAAAAATATTTTGATTATTGTTTTTCTAAAAATTTAGATATAAATGAAATCATAAATCAAACAAACTTTTTATTTAAACGACTCAAAGAGGACGACTCTCTAAGAGGTAATGAATTAAAAGAGGCAGAGACAGTAGAACAGGCTGCACAAATTATTCATGAATATATTCTGAAAGATAATACAGGTCTTCAGAATACCATAGATACTGCATATGATCTTTTAGATAGGAACAGTGTATAATGAGTACCACGTATAACCAAGAAGTTGCACCAACTCAGGATCAAAATTCTAGACAAGTTACTGGATACTTGGGTGATCCTAATCTTGGTGCAGAATTTGATAAATATGTTGCAAACTATCTTCCAAAAGGTTCAACTCACCCATTTGAAACTAAAGCAGAAATTACAGAAAGAATTTTAAATAACCAACTGAATTCAAATGAAGAGTTTGATGATAATCTTGATCCTACTGACTTTCCTAACTATGGTCCACCTGGGACAAAGATTATTGGTAATGAAAAAGTAGAACATGAAAATCAACCCGGTAAAGGTGCGCCAAATCCATTTGATGGTGGATCAAATAAACCACTAACTCCGGGTGGTCTTGCTCCTGGTGTTGCAAGGGCAGAAGTAGGCACTTATGAAGACCCTAATTCTGTGTCAAAAAGGTCTAAACTCACAGAAGAAGATGAAACAAGAGTGGGTGGTTCTCCGGGCATTTATGCTGCTGAACTTTCTGCTATGTTGTGTGACACGACACTGATATATGTAAAAGGCACAAATGTTAGGTATAGTGACACTTCAGGAGGTGGTGATGGTGGAGTAGGGTCGTGCAAGGTTTTAGGTGACCAATTGAACAAAATATCAACTGACCAATTTAAAAAGAATATGTTCATTCCTACAGAAGCATCTAGACCAGATACATTTGGCGATTTACAAAATATTGTTAGAACTGACACTGGTGGTATTGTTAGGTCATCTAGTGGTTCACCTGTTAGAACTACAACAGGCACACAAGAGGATTAAGATATAATGGCTGTAACTACGACAATCAATTTTGCTGATGCTTTTAATCCTTCTCAAAAGGTTTTACAATCAGACTTTTTAGGTAATGATGTAAATCCAATTTTTGATGTTGACAAAGTTGAAGTTGGTGATATAATTGAAACTGCTGAAGAACTAGAATCATACTTGCGTTCTAGCAGAAGAGAATATACTGAAGTTATTGTATATCACACTTCTAGTGATTATAGACAGAACTTTAAAAGAGATGAATTAGTTGATTGGTTCTCTAATCAATATGGGTTAGATGATATCAACTTCCACTTCCTGATTCTCAGAGATGGACGTATTCAGATTAATAAACTGATTAACTCTACCCCTGCACACACAACAGTTACAAACCACTTACAGCACAGTATTAGTGTTGCTTTTGTAGGTGGATTGAATGATGGTGTGCAAGATATTAATTCATGCTCACCTTTACAGTGGAATACATTCCATAAATTTATGAAGTGCTTCTATACTATTCTTCCAGGTGGGCAAGCATTTGGTCATTCTGATATAAATCTTAATGCAACAGACCCTGGCTTTGATGTTGTGAAATATGTTGAGAATTCTTTTGGTAAAAGAAATGTATTGCGAAATGCTGATGCTAGAAGAGTGGGGTCATTAGGTGTAGATGGAGTTATGGCTGCAAGTAGAGCAAGAGGATTCAGATAGATGTCTGATACAGGATTTAAAGACCCGGATGGTGCATTCCCAAGAGAGGAATATATTGGCAAGGCAACTACCAACAAAGCTGCACGGGAAGAGTGGGAACCTAAAATTGTTTTGCCTGATGGCGTTGAAGGTGCTGACTTAATCAAAACCGATTGGCAACCAAAGTATCCTCATAACAAAGTAGAAGAAACTTCCTCTGGACATAGAATTGAACATGACGATACACAAGGTGGTGAACGTCTATCCTATGTTCATAAAGATGGTAGTGGTATTGAAATGTATCCAAAGGCTGATGAACAAGCTACAATGCTTATTAACTCAGTGGGTAAAATGGTGCATTTGGTTGGTGATGATTTTACGATGATTGTAAATGCTAATGGTGACATTACATATAAAGGCAATCTGAATATTAATGTAGAAGGTGACTTTAATGTATCTTGTAACAACTACACTGTTACCACAAAAGGTAAACAAGTAGAAGAGATTGAACAGGAAAAGGTAGAAAACTTTGTAGGTGATAGAATTGTAACTCTACAAGGTAATAAATCAGAAGTTGTTCTTGGTAACTATACTATCGGTGCTATGAATAATACTTACATTTATGCAAAGAACTACTTGAGAATGGCAGCAGAGAAAGATATTGATATTTACTCTGGTAGGCATATGACACTTACTGCTAAAGAAAATATGACAAGTTCTGCTTTAGCAAATAGACTGGTTGGTATATGCACATCCATTCTTGGTTCAAAAGGGACAATTGGTGGTGAAAATATGGTCATGTATGGTAAAACATATCATGGTGACCTTATCGGTACAGCACAAAGAGCAAGATACATGACAAGCACAGACCCTGTTGCTGAAGTGACTGCTAAGCCTACAGAAGCAAACTTGACTGAAGGGCAAACTAAAACCTATGATGTTGGTATTCGTAAACCTGTTGTAATTGATGAAAGTATTAAGAATAGTGTTCAAGGTGGGTTTGATACAGGTGGTGCAACTTCTCCTTCTGACCCTGTTGATACTCCAGAGACATTTGAAGATGGTGAAATTCCTGAAGGAAGTACAAAATTAAATGATAAAGGACAAGAAAGATCGGGAGTAGGAGATTTTGATCCAAATGACCCTGCTACCGAGAGATATAACAATCCGGGTGGAATATATCCTTCATCTTGGGAAGACAAATACGGTCGTATTCCAAATAGTGACATAATTGGTGGGGGACACTCTATTGCAGGATTTGCAACACCAGAAGGTGGTGCTGCTGCAATGATGTCTTTGCTGAAAGAAGAGCCGCTCTACAGAAATAAACCTATTCCAGTTGCAATTGATAAATGGGCCGATGGTAATGGGATTCCTGATTACTTAAAAAATTTAGAAGCGCAGGGTATTGATACTAGTAAGAATGTGGCCGACTACACCAAAACAAAAGCAGGAACTATTGCACTGTCCAAGGCAATGGCTTATCATGAAAAGGGTAACAAACATCATAGTCTATCTGATCAAGGATGGTCTAATGCTTATGACTTGGGTGAAAGTAAAGGGTGGAAGTAATGGTAAATGTAAATTTTAATAAACTCACAACTAGACAAGCAAGAGCCTTACTAAGAGACCCTAATAACAGAAATGATGGCACCTTTGTAGGTGCTATTGTTGCAAAAAATATTATTGGAAAAGATTATTTTGTTTCAATTGCCAAAAGAATGAGAACATATTTTGGTAAAGACTCTAAAGTGAAATACTCTAAGAAGTCACTGATTAATTCTGCGACTATCAGAAGATATAAAGAAAATTTGGGTTTGTCTAGAATTTTACCAAGTCCAATTTATGATCCTATAAAACTTGAGAAAATTGACACAGGCACTAAACTCGGTAGTGGTATTCCATTATCTCTATTTGTATCTTCACCGGGAACTAGAGCAACTGTCAATCATTTAAATAATAGTGAACGCAAGCAGATTGCAAAGCAGTTCTATTGTCATGTTCCTCTAATTGAAGGTTTTAGAAATAGTGAAAAGTTTAAGAAACACAGTTTGATTGTAACTGAAGGTTTAGTTAAAAAGCAAAGTGGCGAAACTCTTGTAACTGGAGACATTAGAGATTTACAGACACAAGGTAGGGCAGTTGTATATGAGGTTTTGAATAGTAAAGGTCAGAATGATGCCTATGCTACATTTGAACTTGCAAACTATTGGAAAGACAATCATCTGTTCCAAGGATTGATTTTACACTATGATAGTTTAGACCCTGTAGTTGAAGACCCTATCTCTGGTAGGTTTGATGAAAACGTTATTTTAGAGAAAGATAAAGTTTATCATGCAGAGATTATTGTTGTAATGCCCAAGGTTGATAATAACTATAGAGGAATATATCAGAGAAAAGTTAGAACTGATATTAATTTCAGAACCTTCATTACTGATGGACTTGGGTATTTTCAGTATAAATAAAACATAGAATAATAAGAAAAATGGTACAATGGCAGTTACAAAAGCACTTTCAATAGAAGATGGCAATTTAGAGTCATCCATTATCACTACGAGAAATCGTAAATATAGTGATTTGGATTTGACTTTTGCTGTGAGAACCACAGGTGATATTTTTAAAAAGACTGATGCCGCTGCTGTCAAACAATCTGTGAAAACAATTTTACAGACAAACTTTGGTGAGAAGCCTTTTCAACCTAACTTTGGTGCAGACCTTCGCTCTAGATTATTTGAAAACTTTACTGATGAAGAAAATGCTTTTTTGATTGAAGATGCTATTACAGATGCACTTAAATTATATGAACCAAGAGCTGAGTTAGTTTCTGTTAATGTTAGAGATAATCCTGATAGAAATTATCTTGGTGTTAGGGTTGAATTTAAAGTTGTAAACACAGAAGAACTTGTAGTGCTAGATACTTCAATATCAAGGATTAGATAAGAATGGCGACCACAATCAATTCATCAGACTTAAACTTTGATGATATTAAAACATCTCTAAAGGCATACTTTGCGCAGAAGTCTGAATTTGCAGATTATGACTTTGAAGGTTCTGGACTTTCTAATATCCTTGATGTGTTGGCATATAATACGCATTTAAATGGCTTGATTGCAAACTTTGCCTTAAATGAGGCATTTCTTCCTACTGCACAACTTAGAACATCTTTGGTAAACCATTCACTGTCTTTTGGATATATTCCAAGATCAAAGACTGCATCTACTGCTCAGTTGACAGTAACAGTTGATTTGGGAGCTGGTTCAGGTAAACCTGCCAGTATCACTATGCCCGCTGGAACACAATTCACTGCAACTGTTGATGGCACACAATATACATTTAGAACGCTAGTAGAGCATACTGCTTATCCAAATCCATTACAACCAAACCTTTATACTTTTGTAGATGCTCTCGGTGATCCTTACATTAGAGTATTTGAAGGTGA